TACCTTTGATTGTAGGATTCATAATGTTCAATAACATATGACCCGTATCTGATAACGAATCAAAAGTCTTTTGACTTACTGGAAGGAAGAAATCATCTCTCCACTTATTATACTCATTGAACTTGAACCATGATTGGTCTTCTTCGTTTTCTCCACCTTTGTTGTACGTCTCTGTTGAGAAGTAAGGTGGTGAAGTAAATGCACAATCAATTGGTGGAAGTGAATCATAGTTCAAATCTTCTGCACCACATCTATATATCTCTACTTTCTTTGACCCGATACAAGAGAAATAATTATCTTGTTCTATTAAGTCGGGGGTTTTACCTGTAAGAATTGTTTCATATTCTATACATTGTTTCTTATATCTCTCAAATGTATTAGGGTTTGGGTCTGTTCCTATGTAATGAGTTGTTCCTTTACTTGCATAGAATCCACAAAGTCTATCTCCCCATCCACATGAAGTATCTAATACAGTTTTTGCACTAGTCATTTCATAGAAACACTTTGCAACTACTGGTTTAAATTGTGTTGCAATATAGGCCCCTAGTCTGAATGCAGTTCTATATGCAGTCTCATCTAGTTTACCACCGACAAGTTTTACAACTTCATTACCATCTACATCTGTAGATATTTCTTTAGTAATATCATTGACACCTCTCCATATTGCACCAAGAGCTGACTTCAATTGTTTTGCATTTGAATCTCTAAATGCATTCAATGGTGCTTTATGACCATATGAATCACATGCAAGTCGTAAGTCTTGATGAAAGTAATCTGATGCATCATTAAATGTAGATGGTGCATTAACCATTCCTAAACCAAAAGTATGATAAGGATATTTGTAATCGTCATATTTCTCTACAACTTCTTGTTCTAAATTTTCATTAGGTTTTACAAATCTCCATACATCATCTTCTAGAAGTCTGATAAAAGTATCTTTCATCTTGCTGTGAGAAATTGGTTTTAACGGGAAAGGTGGTCTTTCCTGTTCAATGTATTTTGCTACCTGTTCTCTAAATTCCTCTCTACCATATTTTTCTGTCAATGCATCAAAGAGTTTACCCTCTATAATCGGTAAACCCTCTTGGTTTGCATTATCTTTTAGTATTTGATAAAGTTCAGACATTAGATGGTTGCTAATACATTTTCGGGTGTTGATACCTCGTAAGGGTCGTTCTCTGCATTGTCTTGATATCCTTCTTCAATAAACACCTGTTCAACAATACCATTGTTGGCTACAACTGCATATCTCCAAGACCTCATACCAAAACCTAGATTAGACTTTCTACATTCTGCACCAATCTCATGTGTAAACTCACCATTCCCATCGGGAAGTGGTCTCACATTTTCAATCCCTTGACCATCAAACCATGCATTCATTACGAATGAATCGTTAACTGATACACAATAGATTTCATCAATTCCCTTTTCTTGGAATTGAGAGAATAGTTTCTCAAAGCCAGGCAATTGTTGTGATGAACATGTTGGGGTGAATGCACCAGGCAATCCAAATAAGATTACTCTCTTATCTGCAAATTGTTCTTTAGTGTCTAACATTACAAAGTCTCCATCGACTCTGACTGGGACTATTACTTCGGGTAAGGACATTCCTACCTCTAGTGGTTTACCCATGTGAATTTCTTCTGACATTTTTAGTTCTCCATAATATAAAAAAGATACACCCATTATAACTCATAACAGGTGTATCTGTAAGGGGTTTTTTAAGAAATTTTGATTTCTTGAGGTTTGTCTTCCTCAGGCACAATTCTCTCTAAACTGACACTCAAAATACCATTCTTCATATCTGCACCTTTAACGATTATATCGTCTGCAAGTGTGAATGTTCTTTTGAATGAACGTGATGCAAGTCCTTTATGGACATACTCAAGTTCCTCTCCATCCTTTTGTTTACCTTCAATTGCAAGAACTTCTTTCTCTTTTGAGATTGAAATATCTTTCTTATCAAATCCAGCTACTGCAAGTTCGATAGAGAAGTTCTCTGCATCGTGTTTTACAATATTGTAAGGTGGATAGTTTACATTAGAATGTGTATCAGCACGTTCTAATAGTTGTAGAGTTCTGTCGAACCCGATTGCGAATGGGAATGATTTCCCGAAGACATCGTCATAGATAGTCATAGTTTTCTCCTTTATTAAGCAAGTTATTGTATGCAACCTCTAATGAGCATTGCAATAGTATTTATAACACTATACTACTATTATATGGGTTTTTTCTGAAATTTCAAGGGGTTTTTATCTTTTATTGCAATATTTTTTTGCCTGTTTTACTTGGTCAAAGTTATTTGCAACTACTATGGACATAAGAAAGTTCATTTCGTGGAATGTATCTTCAGTTATTTCGTTGTTTCTTCTATCCACCTCAATAGCAGGTATTAGAATTGCAGTCTTAACTGCAAACATTCTAGCGACTGAAGGAGACTCTCCTACGATTGGATTCATTTCTACGACACAATCGTATTTAAGTCCACGATATGTAGAATAGATATCTAGTAGTTGAAGAGTATAGAATGCAGTCCAGTCAAACGTACTAGGTGGTTCAGATAGTGTAAACTGTAACTGGTTCGGATTTTCCTTTAACTGTAATCCTGTCGACTTCAGTGAATGCTCTAGACGGACATTGTCGATATGTTTCTTCTCCCAACAACACGTCCACCCCATCATAATTTCTTGTTTGTCCTTCGAGTCTAGCTCCAAGGTTGACGGCATCTCCAATGACGGAATAGTCAAATCTAAGTTCTGACCCCATGTTTCCAACGATGCACTCACCAGTGTTAATACCAATACCAACATTGATAGGGGGAAGGCCGAGTGGTTTGAGTTCTTCATTGAGTTCCTTGGTAGCAATTAGTATTTCTTCTGCAGACTTGACTGCCATCTCGGCATGGTCGGGACAATCTAAAGGTGCATTCCAAAAACTCATAATACAATCACCCATATACTTATCAATTGTTCCATTATTATTTAGGATTATCTTTGTTTGCATGTCAAGGAATTTGTTAATCAATTCTACTAATCCCTCGGGGTCGTCTTGTTTCATGTAGTGTTCGCTTATGGGGGTGAATCCACATATGTCCATAAACATGAAAGTTAACTCTTTTCTATCTCCACCTAATTTAAGTAAATCGGGATTCTCTGCGAGTTGGTCAACCATGTCAGGAGATAAATACTTTTGGAACTGCTTCTTAATTTCTTCTTTGAGTTGGTAGGTTGTATAGTATTGATTGAAAGAGGCATGACCAAACACAATCAAGGAGGCAATTGATGAAAAGAAGGTATCGAAAAGAACGAGACTTGAAGTCCAAATATAATAACTCCCGAAGATTTGAAGTCCTACAAGTGTTAGACTCATTATCCCCGAAAGAATTGTGGGAAGCCTGTAAACCATCACCAATATCAATACAAGAACTGTCATCAGAAGAACAATCTCGAGCAATTCAAGATAGTAGGATTGTTGTATTTGAACTCCTGACAAGGCGGTTTGGATATGGTTTGCTTGAACTTCGTGAGGATACAATATTCCCACTGGGGTTGAAACTGGATTATTTAAACCCTCTGCCGTCAGACCCCATACAAGAATCTTATTAGTAAGATTTAGATTAGGTAAGTCTACTGCAGAAACCCGTTGGAACTCATTCCAATAGGTTACCATAACATCACTTGTTGGAGTGGTGGTAATAGGTTTGTCTCTACCCATTCTTACCCACTCTACTCCGACTTCTGTAATTTTAGTTTGATAGGATGGTTGGTCTTTTAATGCACGAAGTGTTTCCAGTGCAAGAGACGGATATACCTGTTCGTTTGCAGTTACGATTAACGGGATAGACCTTATCGTTCCATCAAAGTTTGCAGTCCCAGTTACACTAGGTGTTGCAACAGTAACCCCAACTCCGTAAGTATTATCCTGAAGTATCCTGATAGGACTTGATATTCCTGTAAAATTCCATAGGTGGTCTGTTGCCTTTCCACTACCGAAAGTAGAGTTACCTACGAAGGGTGCAGAACCAGTGTTCTTTTGAATGGTAGGTGCAGCTGATAGAATTGTCAATCTATTGACTAATCCTTCTGCAAAGATTTCATCCTCTCCCTGATTTCTATCAGGTTGGTTAAAGAGTTGAGTGAAAACATGTGTATTAGTGTAATGAGTGTCAAGTAGGATATCCCTATAGATACTACGTTTGATAGGATATTGACCGAACACTTCAAGTGACTTCTCGTCTATGTCTACTAAGACTATGTCATCTACCTGAACTTTTTCCTGACTCTGATGAAGAACATCAAAGTAAGACCAAGTGATATTCTCTACGAGATAAGGAGACCAAATTTTAAGTCCTACAAATACACCGATTGTGATGAGGACTGTTTTCCAACTATACACTCTTTGTTTCCCAATCCTCTATTGCCTTTCTGATTGAGTCTTCTGCAAGAACACTACAGTGTAATTTTATGGGTGGTAATTCTAGAATTTCTGCAATCTCTTTATCTTTAATAAGTTTTGCTTCTTCTATAGTTTTACCTTTGAGTAAGTCAACAAATAATGAACTACTTGCAATTGCACTTCCACAACCATAAGTCTTAAACTTCACGTCTACTATCATTTCGTTCTCGTCAAGTTTGAGTTGCAGTTTCATCACATCTCCACAAGCAGGAGCTCCAGTCATTCCTGTTGCAACATTAGGGTCATTGGGGTCGAATCTACCAACAGAGAATTGTTCGGGTGCATTGAGAACACCTTCAAATCTGTCGATTACTTTTTGTGAATATGCCATATTATTGTTGAGTGACCGATACTGAACAACCACCTGCTGTAACACAATTTTGGGTGAGTGTATATGATTTGTTTGTTGAACCTTCTTGTAAAAGATTCAGTGTTGTAGGATAGTTTCCTTGAAGTTGAATTTGTGCATTGTGATTTCCCGAACCCTTCTGCATGATACTGGTATCTGAACCTGTTGCACTTCCATAAAAGTAAGTGTGTGCATAATGTGAACCACTACCCGACTGGTGTAGTTCATGGTCTACTGAGTTTGAGTGAATGTCTATGTTATGTGTGTGACTTCCGTTTTGATATATGTCTACTGTATTACTGTCTCCCCATATGTGTCTACCATATGTTGCACCACCACTCTGTTCTACGTTTTCAGTATTGTTGATTCCGTCTACGTCACCACCCCAAGACTTTCCTGGCCCCCAGTAAGAGACCCAAGAAATAGAGTTTCCATTTCCTGTTTGTAATAGATTGAATGTGTTTCCACTATGTGCAAATGAGAACTTAATTTCATTGTCATAACCTGCTTGTGTTATGGTAAGGTCAACGTCTCCACTTCCTACCTGCTCAACATGGACGTGGTTATCCCCAGCCCATGTTAGAGGTGTCAATAAAATTAATAATATAATTCTTTTCATTAGATAATCCATAAAAATAATAATGTGAATATTACTCCTTTACTAAATGATAACCATAACATATGGTAATCGTCAAGTCTCATTGCATCTTGAAATCCAGTTAACTGAAATTCATGCCAATTACGAAGTTTTTCTAACATACTATTCATATAATTCTCCTAGTTTGTTTGTGTGATGGTAATATTTATAGACGAACCATCACCCACTTTAATTAGTGAACCTTTTTCGTCTGTAGTGGTTCTAATCGTTGCTTGTGCATAGATTGGGATTTTAATAGAGATAATTCCCTGTACTTCCCTATAGAACCAAATTTGACCAAGACCCTTATCTACAATTGTATTGTATTGAGAGTCCTTGTCCAACCCAAATGCAGTTCCTTCTATTCTTGCAACTCCAAAGGGGTCTGACCTTCTTTGTGCATCAATACCAACCTTTCGGTCAATCTCTAAAACTACATCCAGTAAATCTTGTAAGAAATCGACATCTAATAAGTCTCTGTCGAGTTCTGTATATTCCAATTCATCATCTTCAAAATAGTCTTCTTCTAAATCATTGAACTCTAGGAAGTCCACGTCTAGAATGTTGTTACTATCATTTTCGTTGTTAGACGATTCTTCTGCAACTTGTTCTGTAACCTCTTCGGGTGGATTCACAATAAACATATTGTCAATCATACTCCCATCAATACCATTCACTGTCACTGGTTTAGTGGGTGAATCATCAAAAGTTGAAACCATCGTTGCTTGATAGGCCTCTTCTAGTGTTACACTTCCACCTGCGTTACTGACTATAATTTTACCTGAAGGATTACCAAATTTATCAGGCAAAAGTATAACAAGTGACCTTCCGAGTTCATCAATACTTGTAGTGAAGTCGGTTCCAACCACAGCAATTTGTGCAGTAGGTGTAGATATATTTATGTTACTTTTCTTTATTTTTCCACCGAAACCCGAAGCAAACCGAGCAGTGCCTTGTGCCATTCTTATGGCCATTTTGGACTTGGATGGGTCGGGGTCATAGTAAACCTCGTCTATCCAAACCTTGGTATGTTCTGTTAAGTCTAGTTCTTGGTCACCCTTGAACTGAATTTTCATTCTACCATTTTGGGTCTTTGCTGTATCATACATCAAGACTTCAGGTTCAGTATTTGCACTGACAAGAGTAGACTCTCCGTCTCTCTGAAGTCCTGCTGAACCCTTATATTCTATAATCTCACCTATTGGTTCAGCTGAAACTGAACCAATAAGTAAAAGACTACTCGCCAGAATCTTTCTGAACGATATCAATATTTGCATTAGAAGTCACGAAAGATACATCAATAATACCACTACATGACTGACCAGTTGGACAACCTGTAGTTCCACTTTTCTGAATGATGTCTATATCATTTGTAGAACCAGTTAAGACTGCAGTGATACTGTTATCGGTTGCATCTGATTGGTTAGTATTAATATCATTTGATGAACCTGTAATAGTCCAGTTCCAAACTGCATTGTCACTATCTATCTTAGTAGTGAATACGTTTGAGTCACCAGTAAGTACTAAATCCCAGTTAAGATATTCTGCAGATGCATCATATCCGACATCAATGTCAAATGTGTTTGAGTCACCTGTAATAACACCTAACATGTTTAAGTTATCTGCACTACCAACATATCCTACGTTCCAATCCATGGAGTTAGAATCACCAGTAAACGTTAAATTTACTGTTGAACTATCTGCAAGAAAAGGCCCATATAATTTGTTGTTATCTCCGTCTTGCACTAATGTAAAGGTGTTAGATGCACCAGTGATAATCATATCAGCTGATGTTCCTGAAAAGTCATCTAATCCGACTTTGTTTCCATAACCCCTTTGAGTGAAATTTAAGACTAAATTGTCACCCGACTGTTGTAACCAAATTTCGTTATCGTCTGCTCCAGCAGATACGAATCCAGTTAACCCTAATGATAAACATAATGTAATGAATAATTTATTCCTCATTTTGTTTTTCCTCTATTTTCCAAAAACCTCTATCGTGTCCTTGGTATATTAGTTCTAAGACTGCAAGTTCAATTGCAGAACGAGTAGCTTTCGATACTCCTTCGTTTGTTGCAACTCCGTCTTCTACTTCCACAAGTTGGGTATCCATGTCCATAAATTTGAACACATCATACCCCCCACCAGTACTAAGAATAGTCTTAGTGGTTTGTACATTAAGTAATATTTCTCCTGTAAGAACTGAGATTCCTCTCAAACTTACAGTCACCACATCTCTTCGATAGGAAACTGATGCTCCAACACCAAGTGTTCTTGCACCCCTACCACCACTTTCAATGTTAGTGTCATAACCAATTATCCCACCATCAAGTAGGATACCAGCAAACAAGAGAGGTTGAATACCCGTTGGGGAATCCTCATTACCTTCTTGATTTGCAAAGTCTTCTCTAGCAGAACGAACAATCTGTCTCTCTCTTACAAGTGCATCCAAATTTGTTCTCTCTACTACTCTAAACCATTTACCTTTTCCAGCAGTCTTAAGTGCATCAATTAAAAATGCTTCTGCACCTTGGGTCACTGCAGTAGAGAAAGATGCAACTCCATCCATTCTCTTCCTTTGTCCTGTCTTATCTAAGAACCCATAAACTGCAACTACTGGCATTACTTTAGCAGGTGGTAAGTCTGAAAGTTCTTGATAGGTCGGTATCTTCACGACCTCTGCCTTTTCTATACAAGTACCTACCTTACTCATTACAGTTGAATCACACGAATCATAAGACGAAGGAATACTTGCACACCCACTGGTGAGCAAGATAATCAATCCTACCAATCCGAGATTTTTCATTTTTTAGAAACTTCCTGTACCTACTGGTATATCTAAAGTTGTTGTTGTGCCATCACTTGAAACAATAGTTAATCTGATGAATTCTGCACCATCTTCTCCAACTAATTTTTCGTATGTAACTGTATTACCTTCTATAGTGAAAACACCATAGTCTGCTGCTTCTCCGTTAGAGAACATATTTTCTACTAACTGTTTTGCTATCTGAGCGTAAATTCTACTTTCGACATTTCTAAGAAATTTTGCAAGGGTAGTGTTATTTGCATCTCTTTCTGCTTTTGCAATTCTATCTTCTATGTCCTGAGCAATCTTATCACGTCTTGATTTCTCTTGGTTCTCAATCGTAAGATAATGAGAACTCTGTCCTATTCCACTAAAGGATGGACTCTTAAATTTGTGAACAATTTCATCTGCACTTACACTAAGTGCAAAACATAAACCTATAATTAATACTGTTGGTTTAATCATTTCGTTTTCCTCTTCTTTTCATTCTCTTTGTATTCAAGAACTACATCCACTTTTTGTTGTAAACGTATTAAGTCTTGGTCTAACATTCTTACTTGGTCAATCACTCTGATAAGTGCAAAGTGTTGTTTTTCAATTTCGGGTTCTAATTTCTCACCCACAAACCACCAAATATAGTATATAAAATATCCAAGTCCGACCATCATTACAATAGGAAATCCATAATCATTAAGTAAGGACACCAATGTAGGGTCTGTATTTGCTACTACTTCAACTACTTCCGTCTCCATACTAATCTCTCCTCGTATCCACTTTCCCATCTTCCACAAAGTTCTCTGCACGTGCAACTCTCTCTATGTCGGGTCTCAATTCTAAGGCACTTGACACTAACATGTCTATCTTTATCATCTCATTAGACATGGTTCTTGCACGATTTTCCAGTGACTTACAGAACATGGTTAAAGTTTTTATGTCGTCAACGACACCTTCTAGAATTTGTTTGATAACAGTGAATATGAAGAACCCCATCACTAGACTTCCAGCAATCGGAGCACCCACTTCACCTATCAATACAAATATATCCATACCATTATTTATACTTTTTGACTTCTCTTAGACGAAAAAAAGGGGTCATAAAGACCCCTTAAGAACATTAGAGTGGATTACTCCTCTTCAAACTCATCACCCTCAGACCAATTATCTCTTATTTGAGAGACAACTACAGCTTTAGCACCACTTTTTGTAACACCTTTGATGTCATTTTTATCTGCAATATCAAGTAATTGATTTTTCGTCAATTTCTTAAGTTGTGCAGTAGTAGGTTTCTTCTGTACTGGCTTAGAAGGTACTGGTTTAGATTTAACTGTTGGTTTTTTGTTGCCGTCCAAAACGAACTTGACAACAACGATTGCAACGATTATACCTATAACTACATATGCTTCCATGATATACTCCTATTTATTTATCCAATAATGGATTTTTGTCTTTTGCTTTTCCTATTGCTAGTGCAAAGACTTCTATGTATTTATAACACTTAGCCCAAAGAGCATCGTCTTTAGGTGTGTCTGTCATCATAACGATTACTGAACATATTGAAATGATTGCTGGTATAGCAGACATAAATGCCCAAATACTACTAATAAAGTCCCACATAAGTATCTCCTGTTAGTTATTAACAGTAGTATTTATGAATTATTAGACCCAATACTGTATTTAGTTGTCAATTTCCACTGACTTTTTTCCTTGAAAGGAATGATTTTGATTTGGGATAGGGGTGCAGTAGGTTCAGATACTTTAGTTTCATCTACTATAGTAAGAAGTTTCCATTGTGCTAATAGTTTAACTATAGTGTTTCTTCTACCTATATCAGACTCATCTATTGAGTTAGGCTTACCATCTAGTTTGAATAGTTCTTTAAAGTGAGTAATGTAGTAATGACCACGTTTATGAAGGATATGACATGATTGAAATAGTTCTTGTTCTTTTCTTGATGCAACACCTATACGTGAAAGTGTTTCCCTAATCTTAAGGAAATCGTCCTTTTCGGGAAATGTTATTTCGACTAGTTCGTCTACTATAGGGTTATGTTCATCCATCTTCTCTTCCACCAAGATTCATTCTGTTTTTCAATTCACGTATTTGTTTATCAGATAGAAGGGATACATATTCTTTTGCCTCTCTTGTTGATATCTGATAGTAACTCTTTACGACATCGATTTTTTTACTAATATATGGTTTAGACCACTTTGAAAATCTTTGTCTTTTTCTAAGAGTATTTAGGAAAAACACATATTGAAGACGATGGTCTGACCCATGTCTGCAATTCATTTCATTAGTAAAGAAAACAGAATCTTGATGATAAGATAATGATTTGTTTATTAGGAAGGGGGCGTAAGCTTTCTCTTCAACAGAGTCGACCATGATATCTTTTTTATCATAGGATACGGACTTGACAAAGTCAAAAGGATTACGTTTGGACATTTACTTTCCTGTATGTTGTCCGAAGAGTTGTAGAAGGTCGTCACCTGTAACAGGTTCACCAAAGAATACAGTTTCACCTGTTTCTTTAATCTCTCTTTGGACGACACCATTGTTGTATTCTATGTCCATTACTGAACCATCATTACCCCTAGTGTCGTACCATAGTGACGTTAATGAATGTGCATGAAGTGATTTAACACCACTTGCCCATTCCTCTGCAAGGATTAATCTCCTTTGTCTATCTACTGTTTCGTCATATTGTGTCATGTGTTATCTCCATCTCTATATTCTACGCTGTGTTTTGAAAACATTTTATTTGCTTGTCTTTGTAATGACCTTTCTACTTGTGCATCAATCCACTTTCTTAACCACTGTCTTAGTTTACCCATTTTTGAATTTACACTCCGACATAATCTCTGTTAGACATGCAGTGAAGTTAATCTCTGAGTCCATTGCAAATGCAGATTTGTATTGATAGTCTGCAATGATTAGAACTGCAGCTGGTATTGAAGATGGTTCAAGTTTCACTTCAAGTGAATTAAACACTTTCCTGTAAAGTGTATTAAAGTCATTGTCTGAATTCTCTCCGACCCACTTTCTCATTCCACTCCAATTCTTATCCTTAATCATATTTATAAGTGGTGTTAGTTTCTCTTCACTAAGTGTAGAGAGAAGACCACTGTCTATCTCACCACTAACCCCGTATCTCTGAATCTCATTTAAACATCTTCGGAAGTCGGGAAAGAACTTCATTATAAGTTCTGCAAGAACCCTTTCATCTGCCTTGATGTTTTCTAGTTCACAAATGTGTTTACATCTTGACAACATCTGTTGTGCAAGTACTGGTTTGTCTTTAGGTTTAATACTAAAGTCAATAACAGTTGTTCGTGAATGCAGTGGTGGTATAATTCTATTCTTGTAGTTACAAGTAAAAATGAACCTACAGTTACTTGAGAACTCCTCTATGAAGTTCCTAAGAGCAGGTTGAACACTATCTGCAGATATGTAATCTGCTTCGTCAAGGATAACAACCTTTGCACTGGATGATAGTGAAACAGTCGATGCAAAGTTTTTGATTTTAGTTCTTAAGGTATCAATCAACCTTCCTTCATCCGAACCATTGATAACAATAAAGTCTGCATTTAATTCGTTACATAGTGCCTTTGCAATAGTTGTTTTACCAACACCTGCTGACCCACATAACAATAAGTTAGGTATCTCACCTAACTCAACAAAATCTTTGAATGTTTCTTTTAATTGTTCGGGAAGTATTGTATCTTCAATTGTTTGTGGTCGATACTTTTCCACATATAAAAATTCGTTCATAATGTATTCCTAATAAAAGGTGTCCTTTCCCCACCGAAAAAACAAGTGTAGACCCCAAGAAGATTGATGAGATGGTCTACTCCCGACTGAGGTGCAGAGACTATTGCACCATCGTCAAAACTATTTAGTGCATTAAGCATTAAATTTGGAATCAGGCTCCAATGCAATAAAGTACTCTAAGTCGATATCTTTATTATTAAAATGAGATATCCCTTTACTAGATACTGAAACTGCATAACTTCCTTCTAAAACCTTTAGGTTCTCAATCTTGAAGTACATAGTGTAAGTGTCTCCATTACCTTCACCTACAA